GACATAGGTTTTCTAGGTAAATTTTCGTTTAGGTCTGTAAACCTAACATCTGTGTCAGCGAGATAAGCGTCCCTCATTCTTGTCTTTTGATATCCAAGTGGATCTAAATCAGCTTTGTTAGCTTTTGATGCTGGCTTCAACCTAACATTGCCACCAAGTGCTCCTAATGTATTTGGATCAACTTCAATCCTATCAACAAACTCAAGAGCACCTCGACCTACATTGGAAGCTCCTTCAGCAACACTTCTTGCTCCTGACATAATAGCTTTCTTAGCAAGGTCACCAGCACCAGGAACCAAACCAATAATAGTAGCTGCAGCTCCCATGCCACCAAGAATACCAATCAACTTGTAATTAGGATTGTCTTTGGCTAGTTCCTCACCAATCATCTGGACAGTTTCGTAACCACCCTTGATGTCACCAATAATAGGTGTGAAGTCTAAGGCAACATTGCCTACATCCTTCCAAGTGATCTCAGGAATATCGACAGCAAGACTTTTAGCGTAGTTTGCGTAGTCTTCCATAGTCCCACCTTGGATGGTTTCTTCAGCCATTACTTTGTTTTCTTCTTAGGTTTTTTACGCAACGCCTTTAAGTCAGCAGCAGTTATCTTTTTCTTATCACCTGCAACTGCAGCCAACTTCTTTTGCTTTGGAGAGTATTTGCTATAAGGCATATTAGCCTCCCAGAATTTTATTCATCATTGCGTGGACATCGTCACCAGAACCGACTTTCATAATCTTGACCTTAACGTCAGATCCATCGTGATGCATATCTTCTTCCATCATTTCTTCTTCTTCGTACTCGTCACCAACGCCATACTGCATATGGTGGCATAGCAATAAAAAGTTAACAAGCTGATCGTCTGACATTTCAAGTCCATCAGCGTTATGAGCAAAGCCCATTTTCTCCATGAAGAGTTCAGCATTCTCTTCCATGTTTTCTACATTTACTTCAGCCATATTAGCCTCCTATTGTGTTGAACGTAATTGTGGACGTTCGTCCGACATTACTGGTGGGTTATTCATGCGAAACATACGCTCTTGCTCTTCTTGAGCCCTACGATTAAACTCTTCATTTGCACTGATAGCTCTCTCAGCGTCAGTCATAGTAGATCCAGAAGATTCCATCATAAGTTCATCTGGAGTCATTGTACTACTGCCTGTCATTGGCTCCATACCTCTAATTCCAGACTCTACATCCTGAACAAGCATACCAGCATTAATAGCTGACATTCTTTCACGCTCAGTCATCTCAACTGGGTTGCCATCAACCATATATGTCATGCGATCTCCAGAACCACCCATCATGCCACCTAATGCACCACCAAGTTTTTGTAAGATTGACATAATTCCTGTAGATTCAACTTCTGTTAAATTACCTCCAGCCATAACTTTGTTTTTTGTGACTTCCAATCCATCAACAATATCCTTAGTTCCGTCAGGGTCCATTTCCATAAGACCTTGTTGGGCAGACGTAATCATTTCTATTTCTGGTCTAGGCATTGGTGGACTTGCCATAGATCCACCCATAGGAGATCCACCCATAGGAGGTCTAGCCATTGGGGGGGTAGAAGGATCATCCAATAGCCTGTTCATTTGTTCTATAGTTTCTTCAGCCATTTTAATCTCCTTGATTTAATGAAGCTAAATAGTCAGCTTCTGCTTGCCTTGATAAATTTAAATTATATTGAGTTGATGAAACCATAGTGCCTGTAGCTGGATCGTATATTCTTGGGTCACTAGTGTATGATCCGTCGGAACCAATTCCGTCTGCAGCAAATGTTTGATTTCCTGTTATTTCTTCGCCTTCTGGGGTGCTGTAAGTTTGATCATATAACTTAGTTTCTATCAGCTCACCAGTCTTAGAATTGAACTTCTGCCTACCAGTTTTTGTTTTACCATCTTCCTTTTGTATAATATCCCCAATATTTAAACCTTCTAATTCTTCAGGGTTTATAGGAGTGCCGTCTGGGTAAAAGTAAACACCGCTCTCTGGGTCAAAAGTAACTTCTATTTCTTCATAGTCAGCAGACTCACCTTCTAAACCATATTTAGTAAAGTAACTGTTTCTAAACCTATCCCAGATTCCTCCACCTCCACCGCCAGAAATCATTGCAGAGCTTTTATACTTAGGCTTAAAAATGTCGGTGTATTTAAATTTAGGATCGTCGTTTCCCCCACCACCACCGCTAGGAACTACGGGACCACCACCATCATTAATGCTGTCTCCACCACCAGTAATTAGATCATAAATAGTATCTGAGAATGGTATTTGTATTCCAAATATTGTAAAGTTTTCATCTCCACCAAACATATCGAAGTAGTCTTCTTTAGAGTCGCTAATCAATGGAATATCGTATCCAGAACCTCGACCAACCTCTCCAAAAATATTAGGAGTTGTGTTAAAAGAAGAATCATCTACATCAGTAAAAGTTTTAGGTATAACTTCAGTTGAACTCGCTAATTGAGCACCGCCACTGCTAGCGTCTGTTGAACTCGCTAATTTAACATCGTCACTGCCTAAATATGAACCTGCATCAAAAGCCTCTCCAGCTTCACCTGTTTCTGGGAGCATTGGTGCTGTAAATGCATCGGGGTCAATATAGTTAGGATTTGTTTCTTTTTGAAATTCATTGTCCATATCTTTAGCCCACTTAAAATCTAAAGCAAGAGCCATTTCATAATTTTCGTTTTCTGTTTTATTGAAATCAAAATAACTTTTTGGAGTTTCTACTTTGGGTTTTTTATTATCGTTGTTGTTATTATATCCGCTCGATCCTGCACCTTTATATCCAGAATCAGCAGCTTGTTGATAACCTGCTGCTATATTAGGATTCATGTTACTTGGAACATAATCATCTGTTCTAACGTAAGCAGGAACTCCATTAAAATTTTCTCCAGAACCACCTAACATTTTTAAAACACCTGCCTCTTGAGGAGTTATGTAACTTAGTTGATGAGGTTGACCCTTAATTGTTGCTTGGGCAGGTAATGATTTTAAAGCACCATAATTATTCATCCTTGACTCCTCATAGCTTCTGTAACACTTGACAATGCACCAACATCACCTTGTCCTAATCTTTTTTTAATCTCTTCGACTTTGTTCATTAAGTAATCTGTCATTTGATCTCCACCTTGTGGAGGTTGCCCTTGTGCCATTTGTCCCTGCTGTGGAGGTTGTCCCTGCTGTGGAGGTTTTTTCGGTACTATATTACCAAATGCAGCAGGATTAATAGGTCTAATAGATGCTAACATATTATTCGGTAACATTCTTTATAGCCTCCATCTGAATTTCCGCTGCATTCTTTTCTCGTTCCATTTGCATCTTGGCCATATTTTTCTCACGCTCAATTTGCAATTCAGCCTCTAACTTCTGAATTTTAGCTTGCATATCTGCTTGAGCTTTTGCTGCATCTATCTGCATTTTTTGTTGAGCTTCAGCTTGCTTGATCTGAATAGAAGACTGAGCCTTAGCTTGATCTCCAGCAATTTGTGCTTGCGTCCTTGCCTTCAGAGCTTCAGTCTCTAACTGAGCAAGTTGCTGGGCATATTGTAGCGGATTAGGTTGCTCCTGTTTGCCTTGAGATGTAATAGCAGCGATCTGCTTCATTTGTGGAGCTTCCTGAACCACTTGAGCAGCACGTTGACTAATTAAGTTATCTAGCTCTGGACTGATATCCTCAAACTTAAAGTCTTTATCTGCAAAGTTTGGAACTGGTGGTAATGGAACCCCAACACCAGCCTCCATACGAGTTCTATATAATAACGCAACGTGCTCCGCTATGTGAGCAATTAATATCGGCTGCATCTGTTGAGCACCAGGGTTTCCACCCAATGATGGATCTTGAATAAACTGCATATGAACAGCAATGTGAGATTCATGCTCCTGCTCAATAAATGCTCGAATTGGCTTGCCATACATGATTGCCATGTTTTCATCAATTGGGTCCATCCGTGGTGCGTCTTCTGGTTTTCTTAGTATCTCATCAATATTTGGTATTCGGATAGCTTCATACATACGTTTGTAGGCAGCGTACATATCGTGCATTTCAGGAGCCGATTGAGCCATTTGCAAAATAGCTTGAGCTTGGGCAATCCGCTGGGCAGAACTAAATATGTTGGGGTCACTGACTGGGAGGATATCAATGCGATCATTAAAGTCAGCAGCGAATATTTCAGAACTACTGCCTATCAACGAAAACGTAAACTGCTCAGGTAAGTTTTCAGCATTAAGATCAGCGATCAGCTTAAACTCTTGACCCTGTGCATAGTGCAACCTCTTGTGAATCGCTGAGAAGGATTTTGATCCTTGCTCAATAAGTGCGACTGTTGAGCCAACAGGTGCATTTGGATTTACGTCCCCAACATTCAAATCAGCAGTGCTGGCAAATCTCTGCCCTGCGTCTACAATAAATCCAAGCAGATTAAACAATGCACTACTGGGTTCTTTAAACGGCAGTGGCATAATCGCTTTATTGACATCGTCAACTGTGGCATCAAGATCAACAAACTCGCCTGGGTTAACCTGAACCTCACCACCTGAAACTCGACCTCGTAACTTAAATCCACCCTGCATATTGGAAAACGCTGCAGAATCTAAGAGAGCTCGTAGAGATCCAGTCGCAGCTTTGCCTAAACCACCAATGAGATGATACAAGCCAAAGCCATAAAACCCAAGACCAGGTAAGAACTTATAAGAGACAAACCAGTCTCTCTTCATCTTCTTCTCGTCATTTTCACGCCAGTTTCTGCGTATGCTTACAATATTCTCATTATCGTAATCAACAGTGACAACATAAGGAATGCCAACAACATTGTTATCATCATCGTCAGATTTATCATCCTCAAAGTTACGATAAACGTGCATCTCCAGCAGTGTCATTACGTTATCTTGAGAATCATCACCGTATTGATCAACACCCTCAATCTCACCAATTGTGTCTCCAGATGGATCGATATCACCACCTTTATCGTCACTTGGTAAATAATAACCTGACTGGACGTATCGATTGTAGTCGTTCTTAGGAATACGAATAACGTGAGTATATCGAGGTGAAGTGTAGAGATCTTTGCTTTCAGGAGCCACTACAAAGTCTTCAGCCTTTACAAACTGCGAGCACTGGCGATCCATATTGCTGTCCCACCAAACCTTCTTGAAAGTTTGACCCACCAGCGGAAGATGAAATAACATCTGATCCAAATCAGGAAAGTACTCAGGCATTTCCTTTGTAATTTGGTAGTTCATATATTCACGAACTCTTCGAGACTGATTTTCGAGCTCCTCATTAGGATCTCCAATAATCACAGTCTTAACTGGACCACCGCTAGGATAAAGCTCTGCAATAGCCTTTGCATTAAACTGGGTAGCAGCTTCTGCAATCATAGGATGCACCACTATGGATAAACCACGAGTGGCACGTTCATCTTCTGATTCCTCCATACCACCATCAGGATCTAAAGTCTTGAGCCCTTTTTTGTAGCGTTCTTCCCACTCTGATCGAGCCTCACGGTCATTGTTGTAATATGAAATAAGTTCTGATGCTGCACTATTAAGTTCTTTTTCATCCATATCTTCCGCAAGATTTGCATCAAAGTTAGTATCTATCTCTTCAATATTATCTAGATCTGGATCTCCTATTAGAACGTCATCACCAATTTCTTCAACTTGCAGTTCATCAGCAGGAGCTGTTTCTGCAAAGGGAGCTATGGATTGTTGAATTGGAACTGGTTCTCTAGCCATACAGAGTTATCCTTTTTCTCTCTTCATAATCATCTTCATCAAAATCATTTGAGTGAGTTACAAACCACCCTTTTCGTAATCTTAACCAAGCCTGAGTGCAAGTGTCTACCAAGTCATCATGACCTTTTGGAAATTGAGCACAGGTGTCAATTAATGTTTTACACCACTTTTTTCCTTTTGGATACCAAATTCTTCCATCTTCCAAAAGTGCAGAACTTGCGTGAGCTCGTGCTTGTTTGTCTCGATCAGGATTGTAGGCCAGTACAGGCAATCCAGATTGACGTAAATCTTGGAGCAACGATTGACCTGATGCTCGTTTCTCGATCAGGATTGTGTCAGGTTGCCACTCCTCATATGATTCTTGTGCCATTTTCCTGAGATCAGGATAGCTCACTCGATCATACCACATTTCGAGAACTATGGCATTCATTTGACCGTTCATTTTGAAAACACCCCAAGTTGTGCGAGCTGAGTAGTCGGCAGTTTCTTTGGTGCTGAATGCAGTGTCATACGACTGTAGGAC